GCGAAGGTGATGACGCCGGTCGTGTAGTCGACGGTATAATCTGTGTCCTCCACTTGGGCTGCGAAGTTCAGGGCAACGACCACACTACCTTCAATCGGCTTTGTGATGTTACGATACCACGGGTTCTCGTCAGCATCATACTGCTTCCTGAGCTGGAAACTGACCACGCTGCCATCACCTGTTCCAAGAAGCTGATCTTGGTTGGTGATAGTTGACAGAGGACTCACAGACTTGTAGTCAGCCCAGTCCTTGAACCGGAACCCGTGAAGACGGCCGCGACGACCTTCGAAGAAGTCAAGGGTCGCATACAGATCGTCCATGCTGCGAAGCCCGAGACCGGCGTTATACTGACGGAGGGAGTTCGCCCAAAGAGAGTTGCGCTGCTCGAAACCGCTACGGAGGACGATGACGTCAGTCATACGCCGAGGACCACCAGTGGACCCTCGGCTGACAGATGTCGGGAACTGTACCTCGTGAAAGGCCATTACATATTTCTCCGTCCAATACTGACGGCTCGTGCTGCACGGGCCGAAACTTGCGATCTGCTTGCCTGGAACGACTCAGCGTTCGGAGTGGTGATGTTCCAGTTATGAACATGGGTCTCCCCACCGCCACGATTTGGCTCTTGGCCTCGCGGAGTGATGTCGACGTGCTCCCCGGTCTTCAGACGGAGCGGCACCAGCCGGTCGTCGTGGCCCCTCAGGCCTCCGAAGCCCTGCCCTGCACCCACAGTAAAGGAGCCACCAGCCGCCGCACCGGGCGCTCCGCTGAGGCCCGCAAAGGCGCTGTCCACAATGCCACCCAAGGCACTGGAGAAGCTAGAGAACAAGCCGCCTCCGTTCACACCAGCTTGATCACCGAAGAGTTGCTGGAAGGCTTGCGAAACCACCAGCTGGATGATCATTTTGTTGATGCTCTTGATGAGGCTGCTGAAGTCTGCTTCACCGTCAACCACCAGATCAGCAATCGACTTAGACATCCCATCGAAGGCCGAGGTGATGATGTTCTCCATCTGCGAGGCAGCGTCCTCGGTCTTCTGAATGATCTTCAGGAAGCCGCTTTCGAAGCCAGCCTGCATCGTGGTCTGGGACTCAAGGAAGGCGATGCGGGAGTCACGAGTAGCTGTGTTGAACTCCGCTTGGCTGATCTTTCCTTTCTCAAGAAGCTCGTCCAGGATCTCCAGAGTCCTGTTGTAGTTATCAGCAGGACCCTTGATGGACTCGAGGACGCTGTTCACCTCCTTGAGTTCTTCTTTCAGCTTCTTAGCAGCCGCCGAGGCACCTTTCTTGCCACCACCACCAGCTTTCGCCTCCATTTCATCGAAGTCTTTGTTGATCTGCTGGAGACGCTGGGAGTGCTGGGACTCAAGCGCTGCGAGCCGCTCGGTAGCACCAGCGGTTCCTTCGATCGCTTCACGAACTTCGTTGTAGCTGTCTTTCTCAAGCTGAATCGCACGAGCCCGGTCGTCCATCAGCTGGAGGTTGGTGTCGTTGCTGTACTCTTCGAAGACCTTGTTGGCTTCACGCTGTGACTCAGCGGTGCCATCGATCTCTGCACGAGCTCGCTTGTAGGTCTCCTCCAGTTCTGCGACAGTTGCCGCATACTGATCGAGACTGCCGACCCCGGAGTCGAGCCTCTCCTGGGCTTGGTTGACACCGATCGTATATAGGTTTTGGGCCTCTGCAAGATCCTCCTGCATACGAGCGGCTTTGTCAAGCTCGGGGATGAAACCCTTCAGCTGGCGAAGAGCGTTGATGCTTGCGAGGGCTGCACTTCCCAGATTGCGAACAGAGCCAGCGGCGGTGTCTGCTCCGGAACTAAGCCCAAGGAGGGCGCGCTGCGCCCCTGTGGCCGTGCCATCCAGGACTGCCAGAATCGCTTCGGCAAGGCGGAAGTTCTCTTCTGCCGTGCTGGTCTCCCGGCTGGCCTCAATAGCACCAACGATGATCTCTTCGAACGGAGAGGTCTCCGCAATTCCAGAGAGGCGATTGCGAAGCTGATCGAGGTTTGCCGTGCCGTTGCGAACCTCCTCTGCCATGTTTCGGAACTGCTCCACGAAATACTGATCGCCAAGAGCCACGTAGCTCGCGCCGACATTCTGGAGTTCAGCAGCAAGGGCACTTTGAGAGGATTTCAGAATATTCGTCTGGTTCGTCAGTTCTCTCATAGCCTCAACACGAGTGATCGTGCTGAGCTTATCAGCGATATTTCCGACCTCGCCGTTGACCCCAGCGTAGGCCTCACGGACATCATTGGCAATCGACTCCAGCCTTCTCGTGGAGGCTTCGATCACTTCGGAGCGGCTTCTCCAGACGGCCATGATGCCGATCACAGCGATAAAGGCGGCGCTGACAGGACCGCCCAGAAGGGAGACGATGGTCCTGAGACCAGCGGCCACTAGCGAGAGACCCGGCACGATGCGGATCAAACGCTGACCGAAGGTGTTCGCCGCCGCCGTCGCAGCCGCTGCTCTTGATTGATCTGCTGCCAGAGTGATAGCCGCATTCCGTTGAGCGCCCATCGCCGCGATCAGAGCGCGCTTGGTGGAGACAAGGTTCTGCTCAGCGATGTTGATAGCCTGCGTCGTCTGAAGGTTGCGACGGACTGCGGTGTCATATTCGATCGTCCGGCCGGTAAGGGTGCTGACGGCAGTCTGCTTCGACCGGTCGATAGCGATGCTCGCCTGATCAGCACGGAGGGCCTGAAGCTGAGCAGCGATCTCAGCCTTCTGAGTCGTGAGATACCTCACTGTCTGAGCCTCAAGACCAGCCTTGGCTCTTGATTCAGCGAGGACTGCCGCAGCCTTGGCTTCGTTCGCTTGGACAGAGCCGAGAACAATGGCAGATCCATTCCGGACAGCGGCCTGATACGCAAGCTCCTGACGGGTAGCGTTGATAGTCGAACGGAGGATGTTTCCGCTGAACCTTGCGGCCACAGATACACCATAGGCTGCGAGCAGTGGAAGAAGGACATCGAGAGAATCGGAGACCGCCCTGATCGCATCAGCCAGACTGGCCGAGAACTGGGTTGCGTCATCGAATGAATCTAGGGTACTGAGCAGGTTCGTACGAAGAACGCTGATCGCCTGACCGATGGTCGATTGGGTTTGGGCGAACGCAGAATCAATTTCAACACCAGCATTGCGGAAGGCATCAATGATAACCTGCGAAGTGATCTTGCCGTCGGCACCAAGAGCTCGCATTTCACCACGAGTATTGATCATTGCCTCTGTCAGCGTCTGGGCATTGATGACGGCATCCTCGCCCAAGGAGCCTCGGGAGATCTCACCGATTCGCACCAGTTCTTGACCGATGACGTCAGCGACATACGGAAGCTGTTCCAAGACAGAGCGAAGTTCTTCACCGTTCAGGCGACCAGAGGCCATACCCTGCGACAGCTGGATCATGGCGGCGTTTGCTTCACGAACGCTCGCACCAGACAGGATCACTGCCTTACTCAGTCGCTCAGTGTAGTTGAGGACCTCTTGCTGAGTGTAACCGAGAGATCGGAGGGCAAGGGCCGCTCTCGTATAGGTCTCGGATACTGACTCGAACTCAGACCTCGTCCTTTCGGCAATACCGAACAGAGACTGTTGAACCGCTTCAAGCTCAGCCGTGCTATTGGTCACGAGGCGGAGGCGGTTCTCGAAGTTCGTCAGGCTGTCCAGCATACGCCCAAGGGAGGCGACCGTACCAGCGGCACCGAGAGCGAACACAGCTTGCTGAAGAAGATGGATACCCTTGGAGGCACGGCTGGCCGTGCTACCGATATCCTCGATCCTGCGACGTACGACACGGGCTCCGCGCTCACGGATGACAATGTCTAGATTCTCTGTTGCCATGTTACCGCTCTAGAAGTCTCGTGGTTGCGATCTCGCCCCTCGCCTCGAGAAGAGCGGTTTGGACCCAGTCGTTTGTCTGTTGACTGGAGTACCCATTCCGCAGCTTCTGGAGATAGGGGATTGCATTGGTCAGGTAGACTGTGCGACCGGCTTGGCCGGTGCCACGTTGAAGACCAACCTTCAGCTGATCAATTTGAGCGATACCGGCAGCGATCGCCGCTCTTGCATTCGCCCGCTCACCACGACCGAGGTTCTTACCCGGTGAGTAGGCGGGGATGACTGCTCTCGTAGGGTTGTAGATGGAGGCCCGCCAGTTCGAGCGGGCCACACCTTTATCGACCGGAGTCCCTTCAACTAGGGCGCGGAGAGCTCGCTTGGCGACCCTCTTGGTCATGTCAACGGAAGCGTTTTCCATACGAAGAGCCCGCTTCCGCATATTGCGACCAAATTGGATCATTGTTGCCATGACGCTAGCTCTTCTTGCGATTGTGCTCCAGGAAGGCCCCATCCATAGCTCGAATGTGATGATGCATGGCTTCCCGCTGGTCGTCGTCCAATTCGAGCGCATTACAGTACTCGTGGACGACGACCCACGGAATAGGACCAAGACCCATCCCAATCTGGCGGCTATCAGAGATATCCATGAACCCATTATAGTAGAGCTCTAGCCCCATTGCAAGCTCCGGAGCATTGGATATCTCTTCTGGGATCTCAAGCCCGTCCCTCAGGGCTTCGGTCATGATCCTTACCTCTACGTCACCCCTTACGAGGTTATAGAGAAGGACCTCTGTCAGTTTTTTGCATCTTCCTCCATCTCTTCCTTGCGGAAGATTGCGATGCCATCGGCCTGCTTCTGCAGATCGAAGAACAGATCGGGCAGCTTGCGGAAGGTCAACATGACGTTGTCCTTCGAGTACTCGCCGACGGACCCGTCGGGCATGTGGATACCGCGTTCCCAGACAGTGGAGCCATCCTCGGCCTCGCCGGAGTTGACTTCCCAGTCCTTGATGACCGTGGTGGCGTAGACGTCGAACAGAAGCTCCCGGCTGCGCTTCTCCGGCATTGCACCGGCTTGGATCGCGCGACGGA